TACCTACCACTGCAGGATCAGGTTCAGAAGTAACACCTGTATCAATTATTACTACAGGTGAAACGACTAAAATGGGAATTGTATCACATAAAATCATCCCTGATGCAGCAATACTAGATCCTCTCCTCACAGTATCGTGTAGTCCTTCGCTTACAGCGTATAGCGCTATTGACGCAATGGTTCACGCTATCGAATCTTTCACCTCCAAAAGTCTTAATAATAATCCGTACTCGAAAATGTTAGCGCTTGAAGCTTGTCATTGGTTAGGTAAATCAACTAAAAAAGCTATTCTTGAGCCTGATAATATCGAAGCTCGTGCTAATGTGCAGTATGGAGCAATGTTGGCTGGACAAGCATTTGGTAATTCTCCTGTTGCTGCTGTACATGCTTTAGCGTACCCTTTAGGAGGGCACTTTAAACTACCACACGGTTTAACAAATACCTTGGTTCTTCCTGGGGTTCTAGCGTATAATCAAGAAGTAGTCGATTACTCTTCATTAGCTTTAGCCTTATTCCCTAATGATGCAGGAGAGATAAATTACTACAAAAGTGATGTTGTAGAAGTTATGTGTAAAAACATAAAAGAACTAGCAGAATTAGCTGACATCAATACTCAAATGAGTTACTATGGAATTACCAGTGAGGATATTCCTTTTCTAGCAGAGGAATCAATGAAACAAACAAGACTTTTGGTTAATAACCCAAGAGAAATAACCCAAGAAATTGCAGAAGATATTTATCAGAAAGTTCTATAATGTATAAAACTTATATTTTAGGTAACGGAGGTTATGCTCAAGAATGTTTTGAGCAATTTGTTTTAGGAAGAGTAATCGAAGACTTTGGGGGCTTCATAATTCTTAAAGAAGGTAAAGCAGTCTTAATAGATGACGAAGGTATAAATGATTTTACGTATCCTAAAGAAGCTGCCTTTATACTTGGTACAGGACATCGTAAGTGGCGTAAAGTTTTTTTAGAACACCTTTTTAAGTATTATGATCAAAATGTAAATCATTTTCCTAATATTATTGCTAATGAAGCGCATCTATCCCAAACAAGTAGGCTTGGTATAGGTAATGTACTAAACTGTTTTGCAATGACTAATGCAAATGCAGATATTGGTAATTTTAACCTTTTAAATTGTTACGCTTCAGTACATCACGATGTTAGAATGGGGAGTCATAATATTTTTACTACATACGCAACTGTTTTAGGATATTGTAATGTAGGAGATGATAACTGGTTTGGAAATGCGGTTACTGTTACATCTAAAACAAATCTTGGGAATGATAATACGCTCAGTTCTGGAGAACATTTATTTGAAGATATGGAAGATCGTCAGTTTTTTAAACACGGAATAATTACCGAGAAACCCGAAAAAAGATGATTATATTCTTTAGAAGTTGCGAAGCAAATTTAAAAGCAGGCTCTCTGGGAGATGAAGTAACAGGTAATGGTATTCGCTGGAATGGTAAACATAAGTTAGAAATAATTCGTAAGTGTTACCTCTCTATTCAACATAGTCTTGATGATCGTGATTTAATTATTATTATAGATGACAGAACCACGAAAGAAACTCTTGACTGGATGAGAAATAATACTAAGGCTCAATTTAGAATTCATCCTATTACTCCTTTACCAGAACTAAGAGCTAAAGACCCCTATCCTAACTACCATCCTGTAATGGCTAATTCTTGTCCAGAACTGATGGAACATTTAGTAGCTGTAGCAGAATCAAATCCAGATGAACTTATATATATTTGTGAAGATGATTACCTACATCTTTCGCACGCGATTCCAGCTATGAAAGCTGTATTTAAGAATGGTTATAATGGTTTTTATGCTACGCAGGACTATCCTGACAGATATACCTTAGATTCTAGTAGAATATGTGAGGTACATTTAGGTCCTTATGGACATCTTAGATCTATTCCTAGCGCAACATTAACAGTTGCTGCAAAAGGAACTACTTGGTTGCAGTATAAGTACGAACTACTACGGGCAGGAGCTTTTGCAGACGATACATGGACTTGGAAAGCTTTTAAACAAGTAGGCTGTTTATGCCCAATCCCAGGTCACTCAACACACCTACAAGAAGGCTGTCTCACACCTGTAGTAAATTGGGAAAGTTTTTATGACTCAATACATATTACGTAAAAAATTAGATACTACTACTTTTGAAAATTATCTAATGCCCGCACAAGAAACCAATCAGTTTTCTAACGGAGGGCATGCGACTAGTGTGTTGGAAGCACGTGCTCGTGAGATGTTAAAAATATCAGATGATAAAGCTATTATTGCTACATCATCAGGTACTACAGCTTTACATGCCATTTTATACGCAATGATGCGTAGAAATAACTCTAATATGCGGGTATGTACTCAAGATTTTACTTTTCCCTCAAACTCTCAAGGACCTGCAACAGGTCCAATCATAACAGATATAGATGCAAATTGTAACATGAATCTATATGACGAGTATGCACATAACTATGGACAGATTTATATTGTAACTAATTGTTTCGGACATGTACAAGACTTAGATAAAGTTTTGATGTACGCTCAAGAACACAAGAAAATTATAATTTTTGATAATGCAGCCACCCCTTACACATTTATAAACGGTATTAATACTTGTAATTTAGGACATGCTTCTTATGTTTCGTTACACCACACAAAACATATTGGATTTGGCGAAGGTGGTTTAGCTATAGTTGATAGACACATGGAAGAAGCTGTAAGAGTAGCGTGTAATTTTGGTTTAGTAGACGGGCAGTTTAATGAAAGAGGCAGCAATTTTAAAATGAGTGAAATAGCTGCAGCAGCTATTTTACAGTATTGGGATTCTTTTGATATAAATGAGCTACAAGAAAAACTACTAGATAATTACTATAATAAACTTTTTGATCTTAATAAAAATTATGAAGGCGTGGTTCACGCAAACTTTTCTGATGATGATAAGTTTTTACCTGTTTGTGTGCCTTTTATATTTAATAAACCTAGTGCTGTTACAGATTTTTCAGAAGACGAAGGGTGTAAAAAATACTATCACCCACTTAGAGGATTACCAGTATCTAAACAAATCTATGATAGAATTATATGTTTTCCAGTAACAGAAGGCTTAAATGATTAAAACAGCTGTTGTAACTGGATTTTCAGGTTTTATCGGAACAACCTTTACTATGCAGCTTTTAAAAAAAGGTTGGAAAGTATATGGTATAGATAAATTTACTCACGTATCAAACAATAAGCTAACTAAGCAGAAACACGAAAATTTTAACTTTGAAAATACAGACATTAGACAAGTAGAGTGGTTGCCTGAGTGTGATGTAATTTTTAATTTTGCTGCTGAGTCTGATGTAGATATCGGCAATCAATCTTGTGATAGATTCATAAAATCAAATATTGATGGAGTTAGAAACTTATTAGATATTATTAATAGTAGAATCATCTTACGATCAGATAAACCGTTATTTTTTCAAATCTCAACAGACGAGGTTTATGGAGATCTACAAGAAGGAGTTTTTGATGAAAGTTCAGAGCTAAAACCGTCAAATCCTTATTCAGCAACTAAAGCTGCTGCAGATCTTTTAATTCAGTCATATGCTCGTACTTATGGTATAGAATACATAATTGCTCGTCCTTCTAACAATTATGGTTATTTTCAATATCCAGAAAAATTAATTCCTTTAGCAGTTAAAAGACTATCTAGAGGTAAAAAAATTAAACTTCATAATGCTGGAAAACCCATAAGAACTTGGACGCATTCAGAAGATACCGCAAGTGCTATTATTACTCTATACGAAAAAGCTGAACGAAACCGTATATATAATATATCGTCAGAATATGAACAAACAAATTTAGAAACAGTAACTAAGATAATTAATAGTTATTTTGTTGGTAGAATAAACAGAAACGTCCCAAACATTGAAGAGTTTTTAGATTTATCGTTTGATAGGCCAGGACAAGATATAAGATATGCAATATCCTGTGAACCGTTGAGATTATTACAATGGAGACCTGAAAAAGTATTTGATGAAGAAATTGTTAAATTAGTAGAAAATTATAAAAGGGAGTTTGTGTGGTGAAAACTACAAAAGTATTAATTACAGGTATTTCTGGATTACTAGGAAGTACCTACGCTAGATACTTAATAACCAAAGGTGGTTATGAAGTTATTGGTATAGATAATATGATTGGTGGGGTAGAGGGAAACGTACCTGAAAAAGCTACTTATATTCGTGGAGATATTCAAGACACAGCGCTACTAACAGAACTATGTGAGGGAGTGGATACAGTATTTCATACAGCTGCTCTACCTTACGAAGGATTAAGTGTTTTTTCTCCTGCATGTACGGTAAACTCTATCGTCTCTGGAACAGTTTCGGTAGCCTCTGCCTGTTTAGCTAATAAAGTAAGATTGCTAATAAATTGTTCTTCTATGGCAAGATACGGTGATCAACAACCTCCTTTTACAGAAGACATGCCTCGTAAGCCTGTTGACCCTTACGGATTAGCTAAGGCGCAGGCGGAAGAACACCTTGAAATGTTAAATGAGATACACGGGTTGAATTTTGTTACAGTAGTGCCTCACAATGTCATAGGCGTAGGACAAAGATATTATGATCCTTTTAGAAATGTAGTAGGTATCATGATTAATCGTTGTATTCAAGGTAAACCAATTGTTATTTACGGTGATGGAGAGCAGAAACGTTCGTTTTCAAATGTTCGTGATTGTATTGAATCTGTATATAAAATTATGAACTCAGATAGGGAAGATATCATAGGTCAAGCGTACAATATTGGCCCTGATGAGAATGAAATATCAATTAAACAGCTAGCTTATAAAGTAGGGCATCATTGTTCTATTTACCCGTCTTTTAATCATTTTCCTGACAGGCCTAGAGAGGTTAAAAACGCTTACTGTTCTTCAGATAAAGTTAGGCGTGAGTTTAATTATAACGCAAGTATTAGTGTAGACAAAACTTTAGAAGAAATGGTTGCCTGGATAAAAGGCAGAGAGCCAAAAGAATTTGAATATCACCTTCCATTAGAATTTACAATGGATGACACCCCTAAAACATGGACAGATAAGTTAATTTAATGCTTAGTAGTAGTGATTGGGCGATATTAGTGACTTTTAAAAAAGAATTAGAAGATATAAAGGCATTATATGCGCACCCAAATGACGATATTATCATTGTTAAACAGTGGATAGAAAAAAGAATAAAAGATATAGAAATAAAAGATAATGACAGTTAAGATTATTACACCGTATGTATTTGATAATGAAATTAAAGAACACCAACAACAATTTTGGGAGCTAGACATTCACTATGAAAAAGATCTTGCTGGAATTGGTTCAGATTTGATGTTCCAAAAAATATGGAATCAGTACCCTAAAGATGACATATTTATTCTACACGCCGACATGAGCCCTCATCATGACGGGTGGTTTAAGGAGGTGCTTGAATATGTTGAGCAATATCCAGAAGCAGGAATGTTTGGTTGTTTGTTATTGTACCCAGCAAGAAACGAAAGTGGCAAACATTACATTCAGTGTGCAGGAGGAAAATTCACAGATGAAAGACCAGATCACTTCGGAAGTGGCTTGGTACTTGAAAACAGGTCAACGTTTAAGTCAGAATTGGAACTTGATACAGGACAATATAATTCCACGCGCAAAGTTGCCTGGACAACTTTTGGAGGTTGCTACATTAGACGGGAATTTATCAATTCCGTGGGAAACTTTGACCCCTCCTTTGAATGGACTTACAACAGAGACGTGGATTACTGCCTCGCAGGAAGACAAGCTGGTTTCAACATCTATCAGATACCGGTACGACTATATCACCATGAATCACGGGATAACAAACGAATAAAAGATCAAAGTAAAGCAGATATGGAAACGAGAAACCTCGCTCGGCTCCAGACGAAATGGGCAAACTCTAAATTTTACAAAACGCTGGACAAGGAGATTTAAAGTGGATAAAGTATATATATCAAAAGAAGAACTTAGATCAGCGTTACATAACACACAACAAAAAGCTGGATTTTTTACTACATTATTAGCTTGGTTCGGTATCATTATTACTATTCTGTGGCTAATCCCTTTGGTAGTAACATATCTTTTACTTTTTGTTATTTGTATTCCGTTCTATCTAATAGACACACATATTTTAAGGAGAATTTTTAATGGGTAAACTAAATCACGAGTGGGTAAAAGCCTCACTAGAAATGGCAGATAATGAGAGATCTAAACTCTCAGAACGCGAACGCGAACTCCATGGACTTAGTTCAACTAGGTTAAGGTGTTTGATTAATAATCTTTGTGCTGCTGAAAAATGCAACTATTTAGAAATAGGAGCATATAAAGGTTCTACTCTGATCGCAGCTGCACGAGGCAATGATGTAAAAGTTGTAGGCGTAGATAACTTTTTATATGATGATAGAGAAGCAGACAAATGGGCTCCAGAAGGATTTATTTGGGATAATATGAAATCCCAGTTAGAAGCTAATATTAATACATATCGACTACAACCAGATGTAGTAAATGGAGATGACATCTCTATTATACAATCAGATTTTAAAACAGCCGAGTTGCCTAAAAATAATTTTAGTGTTTGTTTTTTTGATATTAGTCCTGTGAACAGTGATTCATATGATGACTTTTTTGAACATGTTTTGCCTGCTTTAACACAAAGTAGTACGGTTGTTTTTAGTCAACAATCTAATAATGATCACGCTGAACAGCTTAATGAAGCTCTTAAAAAGCATGAGAATAAAATTAACTCTCAATTCTCAGAGATTAGAGTATCAGGATCTAACGCAGACGCTACAAAGTACTACAGCGGAATTAGAGTTTTAGGTTTTACTAAAAAAGCTGTTGCTGCTCCCGTTAAGACACCTGTAAAGGCAACAACTAAACCTACAAGTAATACAAAGGTGAATAATGGCTAAAAAGAAAAGCGTAATTGGTCTTATTAGTTATGATGCTAATAGATTTTTAGCAAAATCTATCAAAAAATATTATAACTATGTAGATGAAATAGTACTTGGAATCGATAAAGATCGTATAACCTGGAGTGGTAATGAATTTTCTATTGATGAAGACACTCTTTGGAGTGAACTTTCACAGATTGACGGCGATGGTAAAATCTCAATTATTGAAGAAGACTTTCATCAATCAAAAGTTGCTATAGAAAACGACAACTATGAACGTAACTTTTTAAAAGAACAGTGTTCTCATGATTGGATTTTTTCTTTTGATGCTGACGAAATGCTTGTAAATGCTAAAGATTTCTTTCTTGATTTTTGTCCTCTTGTAGAAAAATATTACAACAAAGTAGATCTCTGTATGACTTGGGCTACCCCTTATAAAGTTGTCAAGGATGTAGAAGGTAATTCACAAACACTCGTGATTGCAAACACTGATGATTCTCCGTTCTTTGGAGAAAACCAAGGATTTGTTACCTCTAAAGAAAGTACTTTTACTTACGCTCGTTGGACAAACACTTCGGCCGCAGGGAATAATAGATTATTAAGTCCTCTAGTTGCGCTTCATTGGAGTTTATGTCGTCCTGATAAAGAGTTACACGAAAAAATTAATAATATCGGACATTCAGATTTAGTTGAACAAGATCCTTTTTATCAAATTTGGACTCAAGTAACTTGGGATAATTATCACGAATTAGAAAACTTTAAAACATCGGGACTAGGTGGTTCACAGTGGCCAACCTTATTTGCAGTACCCTCAGAGCAGATTGAAAGTTATATTTCTCAACATTTAGGGAGAGCTTACTAATGAATATTGAATTTGTTGGAAAATTTTATGATAATCATTCTTTAACTATCATAAATAGAAATATCGCTCTTATCCTTAATGAAAGTGATAATATAAATTTATATATAACACCTTTAGATGATTATAATCCAAATGCTGGATTAGATAAAGGAGTTGTTAAAAAACTAAAAGATATTAGTGCAAAAGAAATAGATGCTAATAGTTATCCAGATATACAAATTAGACACTCGTACCCGCCCGTATGGCAATGGCCGACTAATGAACGAACTAAAGTAGTTTATATTCAACCTTGGGAATACCCTAAATTACTGTCTGAGTGGCAGTATAAATGGGAGAATTTTGCAGATCATGTGATTGTACCCTCTAATTATATTAAAGACATAGCTGTGAGAGGGGGATTAAACCCACATTCTATTACGGTAGTACCTAACGGTTATAACGAACAACTGTTTAATAAAAAGGAGCCAAAAAATTTACCCTACGGTATAGATAAAGATAAATTTAACTTTGTGTATGTCGGTAATTCTCAGTGGAGAAAAGGTTTAGACTTGCTTATCAATGCGTGGCATAAGTGCTTTAAGTCTTATGATAATGCTCGTTTAATTATTAAAGATAACCCAGCAATCTATGGGCAAAACGGTGTTCTTAATGAGGTTGTTAAAATGCAGTATAAAACTCAGTGTGCTCCTGTAATATATATTGACGATAACGTATCTGACGAAACTATGGCTGATATTTTTAAAGCATCAAAAGTTGTAGTACACCCATACAGAGCAGAGGGTTTTGGGATGCATATTCAAGAAGCAGTAGCTTGTGGTTGTGTGCCTATCTTACCTGACGTAGGTCCTCATCAAGATTTTATTCCAGAAGAAATTGGTATTAGAATTCAAACAAATCAAAAGGCTATCGACATATCTTCATCGGAAATATTCGCTCAAAAACCAGGAGACGCATTTACTATGATGAGTTCTCACACCATTATTAACGAACCTAATGGACAACACTTAGAAAAAGCGTTACAATGGATGTATCATTCTCACGATAAGAAAGATAAATTTGAACAAGTCAAAAATCTTGATATGCCAAATACTTGGGAGAATGTAGCAAAACAATATGTGGAGGTACTAACAAATGTCGCAACAGATAACAAGCCCCGACGATTTAGATAAGTGGTTTGAAGAATTAGAAGCTAGTTTAGATAAAGACGAAGTAGCTAGGCTTGCACAAAACGTACTTGAAAGACATAAACCAAGCTTAGAAGAAAAAGTTTTAGCAGATTTTCACGGTAACGCACCTATTATTGATTCTGAATTCGACGGAAAACTACCATCGCTAACTGCCAAAGCAAAAATATTTATTCTACAAAACTTAGAACCTAATCAATTCTTTAGGTTTGCAGTAGCAGGGGGTGGGTGTTCAGGATTTAATTATCTCTTTGAAGCAGTAGACGTCAGAGAAGATGATGATATTACTTTCTGCACTGATCCTGTAGCTATAATTGATCCAGAAAGTCTTAAGTTTTTATATGGATCAAGTATTGATTTAGAAGATTCAGGTATGAATAAAATGTTAAAAGTAGTCAATCCAGGAGCAAAAGCCTCTTGCGGTTGTGGAACTAGTTTCGCTTTTGATGAGGAGTTATTAGATCTATATGAAAACGTTTAGTTGGATAGTTAATGATAGTAAATTAGCATGGCTTGAGCTTGATATAGATTTTCCTTATGACGAAATGTATGAAGAAGCAAAAGCTATAAAACATCTATTCGTAAAACATAGAGATCAAGACGGTGCCGGTAGTTATAGACATAAAGGTTGGCGTAGCTTATGTATTCACGGAATTGATTCTGATAAAACTAACCATTATGAACAGTATGGTTATACATCTAATAAAGAAACTCCTTATAAATGGACAGAAATTGCTGATATGTGTCCTATTACTACTAAGTTTTTTAAAGAGGTTTTTCCTTATAAAACGTATTACAGATTAAGATTTATGTTATTAGAACCAGGAGGTTTTATTACTCCTCATAAAGATACAGATGAGCATAAGCTATCACCAATAAATATAGCTTTAAACCACCCAAAAGGTTGTTTAATGAAGATGGACGGTCATGAGGGGTATGTGCCTTTTAAACCTGGGTCAGCTATGTTACTAGATGTCGGCAACACCCATGCTTACATTAATAAAAGTAATGAAGACAGATATCATATGATTATTCATGGTGTTAAAACAAAACAATTTGAAGAATTAGTTGTGAGAAGTTATGAAAAGATTAATGGGTAAAAATAAAAATTATGTGGTAGGCATCTATGATGATACGAGAATGTCTCATAACCTAACCCAAGCGCAAAAAAATAAAGAAATAACTGAATTCTTTACTAGATTCAAATATTTTGGACCAATCATTGTTAAAGAAAATATTAATGAAGTTTTAGACGAAGCTTTAAACTATGACGTAGATTATTGTATAGTTCAAAGTGTAGGACATATCATTAAAGATGCAGATTTCTTTACTTTTATTGAGAAATGGGTAGATAAACAAGATTTTTTTATTACTGGTCACATAATGGATAAGAATAAAAAGAACATGAATAATCCAAAAGGCAAAGAAGGATATTATGGATTACATAAACAATGTATGTTAGTAAATCTTAAGTATTATAAAAAATTTGATAAACCCGTGTTTGGTGATAAAAGTTCAGGAGAAGAGTTTGTAATCAAGGCTGAAAGGCATATTAAAGACATACACGACGACTATACTCCTTTGTCTTTGAAACCAACAGAAGAACTTACGATATGTACACCTTTAGTAGATGGGTGGAATTTTATTAATACTAGTTTAGCTAATGATCTAACTGTATATAATTTTCATCCTAAAATCAGAGAACACAAACAATATTTATACCCAACAACCAGTGCTGCTGAGTTAGAACATCAGTTATCTTGGATTACTAATATAGTAGACTATGCACAAGACTGTGTTTTCTTTTGGAATACAGAAAATTACTCTGATTTAAAATACGTAAATATAGAAAAGCCAATAGAGAAATTATACGCTGTTGCTGCAAGTTTTAAACCTAATATGATTCTAAATCACTACAATTTTACGGACAATTGTGAAGTTATCTATTATGATTATAGTAAATCTGCTTTAGCATTTAAAAAAATGCTAGTCACAGAATGGGATGGAGAAGATTATCCTAAGTTTCTTGACTACGCTCAAAAGAAATATCGAATAAACGAAACAGGCGGAAATGAAACCCAGCACTTATCTAGAAAAGAATTATGGGAAAGAGAGTTAGAGTGGTGGGGTTCTGAGAAAGCTATTAAAGAACATTGGGATAGGTACAAGCAGTTACCTCATAAATTTATCCATTGTGACATATGTTCTAATCCTGAAAAAATTACATCCACAATTACACCTAATGATAATTCAGTTATATGGTGGAGTAATGCTTTTCATACAGTAGGTGCTCAATATTTAAGAGGGTTGTCAGGTGTTAAATCTTGTTATGATTCTTGGCTTGAGCAGATTAATTATAAAAATCCTAATATATGGATTTTAGGTAAAGACTATCTAGACCAACCTGCAGAAGGTGCTAGATTAAAGGATTATATAAGTGCTTATAATAGCCAAGACTAAAATTGAGTGTGATACTTCGTGGTTAAAACAGTTAAATTTTAAAGGTCATGATGATCAGGATTTAGCAGGTAACGTAGATGCAGTATCAATTAAAAGTAATGATGGTGGTATTCATAGTTTTTATAGAAATAAACCTATTGAAAATCCTAATGACTTTAGGTTTACAAAATACTATAAATTATGTAGTTCTTTAATAACTTACTTTGAGTTTGAGACAACTAGGATAAGAATTCATAAACAAGAACCAGGACAGACTATCCCCATTCATACAGATGATAATAATATTAATGCAAAAACCAACGAAGATTTTAGACTTAGAGCAGTTACAGCATTAACTGAAAGTGATGACTTTATATATCAGTTTAACCACGAAGGTTCTATTGAACAATTTAGCCTTAAAAAAGGTGAAACAGTATTATTTGATCCTGATTTAGTAGGACATGGGATGATAAATCAATCAGAAACAAAAACTAGATATTCATTAGTACAGATATTTAAAGCATATCCTGTTTCCCCTTGGTTAAAAGACTTCATTAACACGGAACAAACGGTAATTTTATGAATATTGATTTTGGCACAGCTTTTCACAAACCTAATGGAAACGCTGTAAAAGTAACAATAAACGAATTTAGAGACAAACTCTATCTACATATTAGAGAATACTCAATGGATGGAGACACAGGACAGTGGTATCCTACAAAATCAGGATTCTCAATTCCTGCAGATGAAGTGAGTTCTCTTGTCCCCTTATTAGAAGACGCAAGTGATGCGGTAGCTCAAAGATATATATGGAATACACAGCTTGAGCTAGAATTGGAGCAAAAATGAGTGTAAAAGCTTGGAATGACGAACAAGAAGCAGAATTAATTAAATTATATAATGAGGAAGACCTAAAAGACGTGCATGAATTAGCATCGCACTTCTCAAAAGGTTATAGAAGTGTTATAAGTAAGTTAGTTCAACTTAAAATTTACGAAAAACCTATTATAGAAGACGAAGATAAGTCTCAGACTGTAAAGGTTATGCTTCGTGAATTAGAAGATATTCTAGAGATTGATGTTGATGGAGTTAACCTCAATAAAAAAGAAAATCTTTTTAAGTTATTAAACGCAATCAAACAAAAGATAAAGTAATGGCCTCAAAAAAGAAAAATAAACTAAATAAAGTGCATATGGTGCCAGAAGGCGAGAGCCGTAATAGTGCCTCATATCATTTTATATACGCAAAAACCTTAAGCCAACTTAGGGACGGTAAAAAATTACGTATTCGTAGATACCATCCTGGTTTAAGGCAACACGTCTGGTTTGTAGAAACTAGAATGCCTCCCCACTCTAAATAGGTAGTATATGATGCACGAAAAACATGAAGAATATATGAAACGCCGAATGCGTGAAGAAAAACAACATAACAAAATATTTGAGTCTCCTGATAAGGGTAAAACCGTGTACAAACGTAATTTTGGTAGTGACGAACGCACTAAAATTAAGAGCCCAACACTTAGTATAGATGATATTACTATCACTCTTGAAGGAGCTAGAATGCCGAACTATAAGTATAATGAAGATGCTTTGATCAAAGAGTTCAAAAAGTATATTGATGCTACCTATAGTCAACACTATTCTCGTGATAAGTTTCAAGCTACAGAATTTATTATGGATGGAGGACATGGAACAGGATTTTGTATTGGTAATGTATTAAAATACGCACAAAGATATGGTAAAAAAGGTACACAAGATGATGCTCGTAAAGATATAATGAAAGTTCTTCATTATGCTTTACTTCAGCTTTACGTGCATGATATAGAAAATGAACAATAAAATACTTTTTAAGTTAGAAGAGATGTTTCATACATCTCCACAACTTTTGAGAAACGATGAAAAACTACGACAAGCAATTCAAGGTATATTTAATATTAGTATTGATAATGTTAAATTTACTAACGTAGGAGAACTAGTTGATAGAATTGATGAAGAAGTTTTACACAAATATTTTAGTGAAATTTGGCAACCAAAAACAAAGTCCTTTAAATATTCTGGATTATCGATTATAAATGAAGTAAATAACTTAAATCCACGTGCTGTGTTAGATGTAGGTTGTGGCTACAATGAATTTAAAAGTAAGATTCATAATCTTACTGGAGTAGATCCTTATAATAAGTGTGCAGATATTTCAACTTCTATTTTAAACTATGTCACTGATGAAAAGTATGATGCTATTATAGCTTTTGGAAGTATTAATTTTGGTTCTACAGATAAAGTTTTTTCTGAATTAGAAAAAGCTGTATCTCTTACGGCAAAAAATGGTAAGTTATTTTTCAGAGTAAATCCAGGATTACCTCACGATCCCCCAGAATCTAAATGGATTTCATTTTATCCGTGGTCAACAAACTTTATAGTGAATTGTGCTGATTATTTTGGGGTTGACATTCTCGATATAAAAAGTGATAATAATGGTAGACTTTACTTCGTTTGGTCAAAACCTTTCGATTAATATATAGTTTAACAACGCTCTTTTAGAAGTTCGTTAAACTTTTCAAATCCGTGCTCTTCAGGGCATGGATTTTTTTATGGGCTAAATTATGTTACCAGATATGATATTTTTTACAGGCGTGCCAGGATCTCGTTGGAGTGGCATTGCTCAAGAAATTAAACAAAATCCTAGTTATAACAAAACAGATCGAACTCCAAATCGTAAATACTTGCATGGTGAGTATAGTGGTCACATTGATGCTTATTTTGGAACAGGAATGGAATTTGATTGTAGCTTAGATCAGGCAAATTTAAACAGACCTTTCGGTGATTGGAGCACCTCAGCAGGCTGTAAACTGCTAATGAGTCATGAGTGGCCCTATCATTTTGAAGAAATTACACAAAGGTATTCAGATGCATGGGTCCAATTAATTTACAGACCAGATTTAGCAAGCTTTCTATGGTGGAAACAAGCAGGTGGTTTTAACATCTCATACCCAAACTATGATTGGTACATAGATGAAGAGACAATGATGAAACGTATTGAGGAACAGAATTATTTAATATTAGATTTTGGGCAAAAACATAAGCTTAAGTGGACTCAGCACGAAGTTCATAGTGATATATTTTTAGCAACCTATAAACCATGATTGAAACATACGTCATTGTACTGCTACTCGGAGTCTTTTATGGCTTCTTTATAGGACTGATACCAGTAGCAGGTGCTACTACTGGATTGATTGCAATCTACAGTTTTGTAGGTTACTTTGAAGACCCGTACATGTTAGTGGTGTTTACTACTGCAGTTGTTGTCACCAGTAGCATTGGTGACAGCTTCTGTGGAATTGTGATGAATATACCCGGAGCAGGCGGTGCTGCAGCAACAATGGTTGATGGATTTCCTATGAGCAGAAGAGGAGAAGCCGCCAGAGCTTTAAGTGCTGCTATAAGCACCAGCTGGGTAAATGGTTTAATCTGGGGACTGTTGGTGTTCTTGTTCTTGCCTTGGTATACTAATATTGTGTTATATTTTGGTACTGTAGAAATGTTTAGTTTCTTAATATTTGCTATGACCTGTGTTATATTTGTTAGCAGTAAGTATTGGTTCCGTGGTGCACTTGCATTGATACTAGGCGTTGCTGTAGGACATATCGGTATGGATCCAAACACTGCAAGTCCACGCTGGACAATGGGTTGGGAATACCTAGGTGATGGTGTGCAGATTATTCCTATTATGGCAGGGGTATTAGCGTTTCCAGAACTATTAAGTGCTTACTGGATGAAAGCAGAAAAGATCAAACTAACAAATGGTGTTATTGTAGCACAGCTAATACAAGGCATAAAAGACACTTGGCGTTATAGATGGGATGGATTGCGTGGAGGCTTTATAGGAGGGTTCATTGGATTGATTCCGGGTATTGGTGGCGCTATTGCAGATTGGTTTGCATACAGCCAAACAGTTGCACTAGGTAAACGTGATGGTGAAAATGTTGGACAAGGGCATGTGCGTGGTGTTATTGGGTGTGAAGGCGCTAACAATGCCCAAAAAGCAACCAGTTATGTCCCCACAGTGTTGTTTGGGATACCCGGCGCACCGTTTGAAGTAATTGTGATGGGACTGTTAATGTATGTTGGTCTTGAGTTAGGCACACCAAGCGTACTAGAAGATGAAAAATTTTTTGAAGTACTACTTAGCAGTTACCTTTGGAGTTTATTAATAATTCTGCCTATCAGTTATGGATTTATTAAGTACGCAGTTTATATTACAAACATTCCTTTCCGTTATTACTTTTGGCCCATACTTGCTAGTTTGATTTGGGCAAGCACACAGTACACAGGTATGTTTAATGATTATGCTATGCTGGCAATATGTTGCTGTGCAGGCATGGTACTAAAGTTTACTAAG